GTTAGGGCGTCATTGTAGTCAATGATCGTAAACTGACCTTGTGCTTTGCTCATAGAAAATCTCTCCTTTATTTCAGCCTAAAAGACTGGTTCTTGTAGTGGTGTCGATGAGGTCACAGAAGAAGGTCGCCCTTACCTTGACGTCATCGGAGGTAATATCGATGGATTTTGTGCCGCCTGCGTGGTCAGCGTTCCAAACAGCATCAGCGGCGGTATCGTCAGAAACACGGGTCCAAATGAACTGGTTGGGGTCGAGGCTGTCGGTCACATTCTCATCCCAGGAGAAAACCGTGGCATATAGCGTGGTGTTGATAATACCGTTTTTGAAGATGTTACCGTTGGAAGAAGAAATGACCAGGCGGTACATTTTCTGCTCCTCAATCACACCCACACGGTCGGATACCCTGTCAACGCTCTCGGTGGTCGCATAAGCCCGGAGAACAACCTCACCAGTTTCCAAATCCCAATAGGACGAACCATCCTGGGACTGCAACACACCCGCCTTGATGATATTTGCCACCAGGGTGCCGGAGGTGATGAAGTCGGCAACGATCTGACCGTCAGCGGTGATGGCGGTTTCATAGGGTCCGTTGTAGCCATTGCTGCTGAAACCCAAGCCGCCAACATTCCAACGCCACACATTGACTGCCTCTTCTATGGACGGAGCGTCCAGCATCAGCAGTTCGTAAGGCTGCCCGGTGTCCGTAGCGGTGTGGATTACCACATAGCCACCTGTCTGTCCGGTAATCAGTCCCGTGGCATTCTTGATAGCGGTGTTCATCAATACCGGAAAACGGTCAACCTTTTCTGTGGCTTCGGTGGCGGCTGCCTCTGCCGAGGACACATTGTTCAGCAGATTGGCTTTTGCCGAGCCGAGGGTGATGGACACATACTTTTCCGCCAGGGTGTCATAGACCGTGGTGATGACTTTCGCCTTGGCGGTGATGCCCAGGACGCTGTGCCGGATAGTGACGGTGTCGCACAAAGAAACACGCTCCAGAACAGCAGCGTAATCCGGCTGTTTCCAGAGCGGTTCAAAGGCAACGGTCAGCGTAGGCACGGCAGTTCCGAGCGGGTTGTTTTTGAGGTAGTTATTGGCGTAGGCGCGGAGACCTTCCTCGGTCGGCGGGTTCTCATCATCAAAATAGGATGTGAAGTCCCGGATGAGAGTCTTCCGCTGCACCAGAGTGGTATCCGAAATGGGCAGAAGTACCTCTGGTAGCGTAAGCGCCGTTTCTGTGCCGTCCTCTGCCGTCACGATGGCATAAGGCAGAAGGTCGGTATAGACATCGGTGTTTTCGTTGTCGTGTTCCAGATCCGTGAGGTTCTTGCCATATTCGATAACCACACCCGTGTGCTGACCGCGTCCCTGGTGGTGGATGACCTTGAGATTGTCCCACTCGTACTCGCCGCCCCACAAATCCAGAAAAGACCCTGCCACACCACCCAAACAGGCTCGGATACTCTGGGGCTTCGCCACCGAGAATGCCTTTGCCGAGGAGTAATCGGTCTGACAGGTGAAATTGTGGGCTGTGGCGGTATTGGTGAACACCTTCTCCATTGCCAGGGGTGCGGAGATTTGGGCATCCGACCATTGCAACGCAGCCACATTGGAGAGGTCATAGCTGATATGCTGGGCATAGACCGTGACCTCTCCGCCAATGGGTGTGCTGATACGATAAATACGGAAAGCCTGGTCGGTAGCGGTGTCGTTGGGTTTTGCCTTGACGATCCGTTCCGTTGCCAGGTCTTTATACATCGGTCCCGTGATGGGATATTTGAAAACACATTCATAGGCGCCGTTGCGTTCCTCGGTGACCTCGCAGGAGGTGCAGTCCTTCAGAACACCGATGCCGAATGTGGTAAAGTTGGTGGCATTCGCTTTATACAGTACAGGAATCATATCGAACACCACCTCGGAAGAACTGCCACCGCCGTAATGTCCCCGGTGAAGGTGAAGATGTTATCACCCGGATACAACAGCGGGAACCCATCTCCCGAAACGGTGTCATTCTTGGATCCTGTTCCGCTGTAGCAGAGCATCTGCTCGGAATCAATGGTGAGACCGTCCACATCCGAAAGTGTCCATGTTGCATTTGAATCAGCCGACTGGATGGTCAGCGTTCCCGCACCGCTCCCGGTAAAGGTCATCATTGGCTTGCTGACAAAGGGATAAGGGTTGGTGATTATACCGCCGTTTGTGAGCATAACGCCCTGCTGACCTTCCGCAGAGTATCGGAACGGTTGACAGGAAAAGCTGATGGTGAAGATGCCGATGCGGTTCATCTGATCCTCGATGTCCAGCTTTCCTGCGAACACAGCCTTGCGGGTGAACTCTGTATCGTAGGTGTCGGAGAGTTCGTGGTAAGCATTCAGCCCAGAATAGAGCCAACCCTTTACTGCCGTAATTTTCTGCGACAGTTCGGAAATGGTCTTTGCAGGGATGAACACAGAATAGGTCACCTGCACATTTGGGAACCGACCGCTGCCGGAAATGAGGTCGCCGTCTCTGCCGGGAATGGAGAGAAAGTCCACTTCATATTCCGGGGCGGAAAAGACATTCTTACTTTCGATGCGAATGCCCATATCACAGGAGCGGATGCCCTTATACACAAAATAATTCACGCAAAAACCACTCCTTTCCGTTTGGCGAATTGTCCTGCGGTCACCATGACCTCGTTGGTGAGCTGCCGGATATCCTCGCTCGAATAGTTGTTAAAGTTGGCGATATTCAGTACAAGCTGGAAGCCGGAGGTCACCGCACCGCTGGCGGCATCTGCAATAGAGCCGCCGATGCTGCCGTCCACATGGAAGTCAGTTGGCAGGGCGGTTTCCATATCCTGGGCAAGTCCGTGCATCACATCGTTAATGTCGGAACTCATGCCCTCGGCAGCCTTGACCGCATCCTTGCCGTTGTCCTTAATGGACCCAGCAAGACCTTCTACAAGCATTTCACCGATCCAAGCCATCTCATCCGAAGGCGAATGGATGCCGAAGAAGTCGCAGATGCCGTCCCAAATGGAAGAAATCCACCCGGATACCTTGTTCCAAAGCCAGGAAGCCAGGGACTGGATGCCTTCCCACAGACCCTTGACCAGGTTCTTACCGACGTCAGCAAGCTGGGACACGCCCTTGCCCAGGGCATTGACGATACCCGTAATAATCTGCGGTACAGCCTTTACGATTTCCACAATGATGGTGGGCAGATTCTTAATCAGAGAAGTTAGCAAATCAATACCGGCCTGCACAATCAGAGGAATATTGTTGATGACCGCGTTGACGATGCCCGTAATGATATCCGGGATGGCATTGACAATCGTGGTGATAATTTGCGGTAGTGCCTGGATGAGGGATACCAACAGGTCGATGCCCGCCTGGATGATTTGGGGAATTGCCCCCAACACCGCTGTAATGATACCTTCGATAATCTGCGGAATTGCCTCCACAATGGCGGTTATGATTTCGGGCAGAGCGGTCACCAAAGAGGTCAAAAGCTGTATGCCCGTTTCAATAATCTGCGGAATGGCATCAAGAATAAAATTGATGATGCTCATAATGATCTCCGGCAGCGCCGCAATCAGCACAGGGATGGCGGCAAGAAGGCCGTCAGCAAGTCCCGTGATAAGCTGAAGGGCGGCATCCAAAATCATCGGGAGACTGTCGATCAGACTCTGTACAATGGTAATGACCGCTTGCACCGCTGTGGGAATCAGCGTAGGCAGAGCCGTGGCAATGCCCTGAACCAGGGACATCACGATCTGAATTGCGGCTTCCACCAACAGCGGCAGATTCTCAATCAGCGTGTTTACGATGGTCAGCACCGCCTCAATGACCACAGGAATAAGCTGTGGCAAGAGGGTCAGCAGCGTATTCAATACTTGGCTGAACAGATCCACGATGGTTTCCAGAAGCGTAGGCAGCAGTTCCACCACCGTTTCCAACAGAGCGTTCAGCGCCGTTGGGAGCGCCGAGATGATGTTTTCGATGATAGGAGTAATGTTAGTCAGCACGTCCTGGAAGGCATCCACCACATTGGCACAAAGCTGCTCGATATCCGCATCCGCATTACCGAAGCCCACGATGAGGTTGTCAATCGCGGCCTTCATGGAGTTCATCGAACCCTCAATGGTATGCTCGGCTTCGGCTGCGGTGGCACCGGCAACACCCATACTCTCTTGAATGACGTGGATTGCCTCGACCACATCGGCATAGGAACTGATATTGTACTCAATGCCGGAAATGGCCTGGGCATCGGCAAGCAGGCGCTCCATTTCGGTCTTGGTGCCGCCGTAGCCCAGCTTGAGGTTGTCCAGCATCGTATAGTTCTGCTTGGCAAAACCCTGGTATGCGTTCTGGATGAGTCCGATGTCCG